CTCTCCAAGCAAGTTTTCGAACTTAGCTTGAGTGTCTTTGTTGCGCTTGTCTTCGGACAAAGCGTGTCGCTGGTAATTCAGCGGTCAGGTGTCTAGCCGTTTAACTAGACTGTGTGTTTGTGTGTTTTTAAACTCTTCTTTTTCTATCATCTTTTCTCTAACACTATCCAGGGAGTTCTTTTCTTTCTTTGGAGTTCTGCCCTCTGGGCAGAATGGCCTTTAGGGCTGATGGGGAGGTTGCCCGTCAGTACAAGGAGCTGCAGGAGGAGGATGAGGCTTTCCTTGCAGGAGCTCAAATGGTGTCGCATGTGCCGTCGGAGCCTAAGACTGTGTCTACTCCGTCAAAATCTCTCGAACGAGAGAGCCATCCCACCGGTGAGATCATGCAAGATGTGCCGATCCAAGCAGCTAAGGAGGTGGATATTACAACTACCACCACAGCCAATACGACCATCATTGGCGCAAAGCCCGTCATGGGTCAGACCATCTTTGCCAAGAGGACGTCTACCCACAACGCTCGAGTCACCAATGTTCCAGATGCTCCGGGGTCACTCGAGAGCTTGTCCGAGCGTTTGTTCTTCGTCACTGAGGTCAACTGGAACACGTCCGATGCGAAAGATGCTGTCCTGGTGTCAAAGACCTTTCCCAGGGAGCTCATGGTCGCGGGCTATGGTCCGTCCGATGGATTCAAAAGGTTCGGTGCTTTCCGAGCCGATCTGTTCCTGCAAGCAGAAGTCATTGCCTCTAAGTATGATGCCGGCATTATCGCTCTCGTCGTCTATCCGTCAGCATTGCCCGGCTCATCACGAAATTGGCAAAGCAGGGACCATGCCATATTGTCTTGTGACAAGCCTATTGCTAGGCTGCAGACAGTCTTCCGCAGCCATCGACGCGTCATCTCCATCATGCCCGGCGTTGAAATTGAGCAAATCTGGGACGTCCACCTTCGGGTGGTCTCACCTCTCACAGCAGTCGCTGGCAACGGCTCCTGCAAGCTCATTCTCCGGGCTATGTTCGTCAATCTTGAGATGTTTATGCCTGTGCCAGCGAAGAGCCTCACAATGTATTCCACTGATATGTCAGTCAGCACAAAGAATGTGCGCATGCTTAAGGCAATCGCTGAGCTACTGGATTCTGGTGACGATTACACGCCAGCCGACTTATTGGGAGTTATCGGCCGAGTTGCTAAGAACGCCGCCATCCTTGATGGGGTGGAGAACTTTATCGCTACGGCTACTGACATCGCTTCTAAGGCCATGCCGATCTTGGAGACCATCACGGCTTTTGCCGACGCTCCCAATGTTGTCGCAGGTAATGGAATGTGCGCAGTTGATGCGCCGTTCCGCGTGCTTCCTCTCACCGATTCTCGCAATGTGGCGCAAAATGACACGTCCAACGTCAATCTTGGTTACACGGAGGTCACTGACCTGCGGGACATTGCACGCATATACTCTGAGGTGGATACTTTTTCATGGTCAATCAATGACTCCACAGCAACACCGAAGAAGGTTTGGGCAGTTGGGCCCTTGGGTTTCGACCCTATCGTTGATGATACTACACCTGGGTGGGTTGCTGGTAAGAAGTCCACTGCGCCGTCTAATGTTGCCGTTGTGGCCAATTGTTTCACGCGTTGGCGTGGTTCCATGGGTGTGCGTTTCACTGTTGCGGCAACCGAGTCACACACAGGTACTCTTTACGTTGTGTATATTCCGGGCAAGCCACCAGCCGACGCTTTGAGTCAGGCTATGTTCACCGATGCGTTGCACTGGCAGATAAACCTCAAAGGAGGGAGCCAAACTTATGAGGTATTCATTCCGTATATGTGTCCTCATGACTGGCTATCTGTCGGGAACTACGCTAAGCGTGACAAAGTCTGGGTCACTTGCACGGGCGTGTTGGTTGTCTACGCTGACAATTTGCATTCCAATTCAGTTGCAGCGCCCACCATCAACGTGAATGTCGAAGTCGCCGCAGGTCCGGACATGATGTACGAAACATTGCGTGACGGCATGGCACTCCAAGGTGCTCTGCCCATCAACTTCATGACCAATGAGCCATATGCAGATCTGCCGAATTTCACACAACAAGGCAAGCGTCTCAAAGGGTTCGATCCGTCCACACTCAATGCTTCACGCAAAATGAGGGTGGTCTCTGTCGCGCCCAATGAGTCGATCACAGGGGCAGAGGTCTGCCTACCGAAAGGTTGGGTCGATATTGGTCATCAAGCACCGGAGTGTGAAGCTCTACCACTATATTCAGGACGCATTCCACCGCAGATCTTGACACGCAAGCCTGCTCTTGTTGGAGGTGCCACTTTTACAGCAGCATCAGGCACTAACGAGGGTTGGAAGTTTTGGATGCGTTTGCCTGCAAACATTGGCTTGGCCAGAGATGTCCACGGTATATCCTCGGATCCAGATACGTCTGCCATTGCTGCTTTCAATTGCTTTGAGTATTATAGAGGTTCGACGCTTCTCGGATTTCGGACCATGTCTGACTCTCGACCTGGCCACCGTGTGGCCGTTGTATATAACGAGTGTTTGGACGATATTAGTGCTCCTAGCACAACAGCTCCAGCAGGCGTTTCTGTGAACGTGTTGTTTGCCAAGACTGTCCAGGGGGGCAGTCATTACATTCCATCCAATGCTTCGGAAGTCACATGGGTAGCCGTTCCGCACAACAACCGTTACCAGGCTACCCCGAATGGTCGCTTCACCGGACTGAATCGTGATCCAGTCAACACTGGGCAATTTCTTGTGTATGTGTACCTTGACGCGAGTCAGAATAACTGCAAGTTTGTGACAGAAGTGTGGGTCCGTGGCGGTGATGACGTTCGTGTCTATGGGTGGAACAATCAAGCAGTCCTGTCCGATGCGATTCCGGGCTCAGTGACTAGCGCCGTTGCACATCAGGTTCCATTGCCAATTGAGCTTTCCAGGGAAATCACCAGGTTTTGCAAGAGGAGCGACATTAGCAGGCTTGAGCCGCAGAAGAAAATGTCGCATTTCTGGCAAACAAAACTGCATGCAATTGCAAAGAAATTGTTGCCTTTCCATCTAAAGGGCGAAGACGCGCAAAAACGTGTGCAACACTTTGCAGTGAAATATCCTATCTTGTCGGAAGCAGTTGTGCACTTGGGTCGTTCACGTAGGGACTGCGAATTGCTATCGCGTGAGTTCCACGAGAATGGTGTGACTGAAATCATCAATGTTTCACCCGACCAATTTGTGCGACATGCAACCGAAGAGACGGATGACTTTGTGGACAGCGTCCATGAGCAGTTCAGCAAGATCCAATTGATGCATGACGTCGAGCTCAATCCTGGCCCTGCCATGTCAACTTTGAGACCGCAAGGTAAGGAAGAAGGATTGATAACGCGCACAATTTCAGCCGCAATCAAGTCAGCGAGCCGCTCTTCTATTGAGGATCTAAAGAATTTCATTGTTACTGATCCTCGTTTTGTCTCAATATCAGACAAATTTTCTTCGCTGCTTGACATCGGGAATGCCACACTCATTACTCTGCAAGGTCTGCTTGGCGCCGGTCTAGTGCTCATCATCTTCACGCTGTGGAAGCAACTCACCATGGAAATGAAAATTTCCCTTGTGTTGGGGTGCGTTGCAGTGGCCCTGGGTTATCCGAAAGTGGGGCTGGCAATGATTTCTGCTGGCATCATCGGTTCGCTCATTGGTCGTGCAATTGCTAACTTTGTCACCGAGCGCAAGAGCATTCCACAGCAAGACGGCGCTGACGATTTCATAAAGCTGGGCGGTTCTATCATTACTCTCATTTCAGCTTTGGGCATCGGAATTGGACATGTCGCACCCGACCATAGTGTGTGCTCAAAACTCGGGAAAAACATGGACACAATCTTCAGCGCTACTCGCACCGTTGCTGGCATGACGTTGATGTTCAATTCACTTGCTAATGTGTGCCGGATGTGCATGTGCATGTACAAATATGGCACGTGGGAAGAGCCCAAGTACGGTGAGTGGTATTACAACAATTCCGCTGAGATCGATGCAAAAGTTGCAGCCACGAATCGACTATACCTAAGCTGGTCAGTTGGTCATTACATCGAGGACTCTGCCTATGCGAGTGAAGTCAATGAGGTCTATACCTGGTATCGCGATGTGTTAACACCGGTCTTGACTGATCCATTACTCTGCAATCTCGCTCCATTCAGAAGAATGCAGGAAGTGTGGACAAAAATCGGTCACGGTATTGAGGCTCGATGCAAATTCGCAGCCTCTCGCGCTGAGCCTGTGGTTATTTTCCTATACGGGCCAGCTGGGTGTGGCAAATCCACCGCTGCATCCAACATTGCGTACCAGATACAAGGCGCTCTTGGTTTGACCAATTCCATCTATGGTCGTTGTGACAACGCGCACTGGGATTCATACCATGGTGAGAAAATCATAATCATGGATGATTTTGGGCAGTACAACGACGATCAAAGAGCCAAGGACTTCTTCCAAGCAGTGTCGAACACAACTTGGATCCCAGCGCAGGCAGCACTGGAAGAAAAAGGCAGGCCAGCAGAACCACTCGTGTTTATCGTCACATGTAACGCGGCTTTTCCACAGTTTCAAGGTGTCACAACTCCTTCAGCACTGTATCGCAGATTTCACTATCACATCCGTGTCTCTGCCCGTGGCAAGTACATGCGCAACAATACGCTTAACAGGGACGAGGTTGAAAAACTTTCTCCACTGTGCCGCGCACGGTTGAGCTATCTGCTGCTTAAACGGAACGCTCCTGCAGATGTCATCAATGGAAAAGAAACAACTCCACCTCCTAATACACCTGATGAGGAGACAACTCTGCCTGAGCTTCTGCAAAGCATTCTTGAGACCATCGCTCGCCGTGCTGCAGCTAACTCCACCGTGTTGGGTGCGCCTCTGTTGTATAGTGCTGATATGAAGTTGGGTCAAACTGTCAAACTTAACGTTGATCATCAGGCCATAGCTGATTTGCGCAAGGAAGACGCTGAATACTTGGGTATTGTAAACCCGAGTGTGAACGCGGACTTAGACTTGGCTGAGGAACTGAAGCTTTCAGGTCCGAAGTACACGTGGTGTGCTAAGCCAGGTCAGAGCCCCGAGTGTCTTTTGAAATATCCCGCAATTCCAGCTGTGCGCGTGAGTGAGCTCCTAGCTCTCAACTTGAAGTATGACACTTCTCTAACGCAAGCCGAATTTTCCACCGCACTGACACAATTGCGCGCAAGCACCATAGGGCAGATCAGTAGAGGACGGCCACGTCAGCAAATGTTGAAGATGATTGTCAACTACTTCAAGGGAGTGGACAAAGTTGTCACCGTGCCAAACTCAGCGTATCCCGCAATGGATTACGATCACAGGGGCATGGTGTACAAGCTTCGGATTCAAGTCGATGACAAAGATGCCACTCCGAGTAGAATTGCTGAATGTGGCGAGGTTGTTGAGAGATTGCACCAGAACATCCCTCTCACTGATTTGTCCAATGAGTTCACAGCGTTGCTCGAAGTTCCTGAACAGTGTGTCCTGATCCTTACGCGTGATGTCACCGTTGACGCATTGTACTCCAGTCTAGCGACAACACAAAAACGAATAGTCGCTGCGCCGCTCAACAAGTACGCGGCTCTAACTCGTGAACAACGAGTTCTGTTTCTGCAACTGGCTTTCGGTGCTGGTTTGACTTGGGAGCTTGCTCCCGGTTCAGTCGATCCAATAGCACCAGCCAATTGGCAGACGAAGACTGTGTCCGAGGCTGGGTACTATCGAGAGGAAGATTTCAACAACCTCAATTTCGCAGATGGGTATGGCGTCATACTTGACATGATCATTGCCGGTGACAGTCGAGTCCGCAAAGTCACTCTGTCCGGAAAGTGGAAGGAATTCATCTTCTATAGCACACGTGACCCGACTGTGTACAACTGGTGGGTCTTCACAGGAGGCCTGGCCTTCGCTATTGGGTGTGCTATCGCAACCATCACCACGCTGTGTCTCATACATGGTGTGCGTGAGAAGGTTGAAGTCGTTGCTCCACCACCCTTGGAGGATGGTGACACCAGTGTGTTGCCAGCGGTTGGCAATCTTTCTCGTAAAAAGGTTGTCGACATTGCAGGTATCAAACTGGAAGCCGTCACTATCGCTTCAGGGATGGAAATGTCTCATGCCCGGAAGAAGAAAGCAGGGAAGAAGGCGGGACTGCGTGCGGAAGGTGTCGATGAGGATGTTACCAACGTGTTGCGCAAACATCTGTATGTGGTCAAGATCATACGTCCAGACAATTCAACATCCTTGATGCATGGACTTCTGGTGCGCACAGGCAGACTGCTTGTTCCAGCGCACTTGTTCGGTGTGATCGAAGAAATCGCAGCACAAGACGGAAACACTCAGCTTGGCACACTCAACATTGTGCGGAGTCCACGGGTCGGTTCACTCATAACTGTCGATGTTCCAGTGATGCGAAATTCGGTCGTTTTCTATCGTAATGAAGACGATTCGTATCGCGACATTGCGATGATCAATGTTGGGTTGCGCCTAGGTACTGTTAACCTGGAGCCATACTTCGCACTTGATTCATACGCAGGGAGCATGGACAAAGTGGGTGGCTACAACTTCGCCTATGACATGAACACGAGGCTTTTTGCTGATGGTCCGCACATCTCTGGTGTGGCCGGGATCTCCAGTTCCGGTCACACAGAGATTGGGTGGGCCAGTCAAGACTGCTTAGTCTACAAGGGCTACTTCCGTGATGGCATGTGTGGTTCACCAATTGTCTCTTGCGCGGGGTCTGGGCGAGGGCAAGTGGTCGGTTATCACATAGGCTCATGGCAGAAATGCTTTGTTGGTGTAGGCGTGAAGATGTCACGGGAAGATGTCCAAGAGTTGCTACTTCTGGCCGACGACAAATGGGGGTTCAATCCAGTGCCTCCGACTGCACGTCCGGACGTTGTGGCTCTTGATGGCGACGAGGACACGTACGAGCATTCCAACCTGGAGTGTGTTGGCTCCGTGAGTGCTAATTTGATCGGGCACGAAAAACGGAATGCTGACTATTTCCCTACTCCGTGGAGTGGAGAGGTCATGCCAGTAACAAAGCTACCCAGTGTTACGCACACAAAAGACGAGGTGGACCCCTACATCCTCGCAGTGGCTAAACTGGGTGGCGCGGATGGTTCTTTCGGCGCTGAGGAATTGTATCGCGCCTATATGCACGTCACTAGATCATACGTGCACTGGCTTAAAGAGACCGGAGCTCCTACGCTACGGAGGCTGACGTTGGATGAGGCCATAAATGGATGTCCGGAATTCGGTTTGAAACCGTTGGACATGTCAACTAGTCCAGGTTTGCCTTACACGCGTCATGGGTTCTCCCATAAGAGCAATCTGTTTGAGAACATTGCTGGAAAATGGGTTCCCACTGCCGCCTTTCGCAAGCAAATTATATCTGTGCTTGATCGAATTGCTAAAGGCTCCATCAGTCCATGGTTGTTCGCTTCATCCTTAAAAGCGGAAATGTTACCCTCTGAGAAGGTACAGAGTGGCAAGGCTCGTTTATTCGATGTTCCACCTATCGATTGTGTTATAGTGACGAGGATGTACTTTGGTGCTATTACTGGTTGGTTTAATACCCACTGGTCCAGTTCTATCGGATCAGCAGTTGGCATTGACCGAGACAGTGAGTGGTCTATTTTGGCCACTTCTTTACAACATCACCCTTGTCACTTTGATGTCGATTATTCATCTTACGACGCCAGTATTCCTTCTCAGATGGCTGAAGTCTTTGTTGGGACCATTTGTAGCTTGTACCCCAGCGAGGACCACGTGGGCATCAAGACTATTGCCGTGGGACTTACCGAAGTCTATCGCGTTATACGCGATAAGGTTTATCGGACAACTCACGGCAACCCGTCTGGATCAGCCCTCACTACGTTTTTCAACACGTATGTAAATTATTTCAATCACGTTGCTGCATGGTATTCACTTCTGCCGGCGAAGTCTGACTTGGATTTTGATGATCACGTTGTAGTGTTCACCTACGGAGATGACGCTATTGCTTCTGTATCCAATGAGGCGTCATACTTCTATAATCCAACAGGAATCGCCCGCGTTTTGAATGCCGCAGGCTTCAGAGTAACTTCTGCAGCCAAAGTCGGCACCATGGCTTGGCGTGATTTTGACGAACTTCAGTTTTTGAAAAGCAAGTTCGTCCCTTGCAGTGGTAAATATTTGGCACCTATAGACGAGACTGTCATAGCCAATTTGTACAACTACTGCACCGCGCCCACATGTGAGAGATATGTGGACAACTTTAAAAATATTCTCTCTTTTGCTTTCCATCATGGGCGGCAATATTATGAAACTCAAGTGGTCAACATAAAGCAACTGTATGCTAAACATGTGATCACTCAGGAGTTTACGCCTCCAACATATGATGAGGCTTTCGCTCGGTGGCTGAGCCTGAATTAGGCCACCTTATGCTACTGCATTTATTTCTTCGTATTTACCGCACAATTAGCTCTTTGGTTTTTACGTTTTAGGATGCCGTTTTGTTTTCAGGTGAAAAAGGGAAATCTTTCTCCTACCCCTTTTTCCTCACTTTATTGTGTGTTTTAGATTTTATACTTTTGTATACTTTAATTGTTTTTACAGTTTGGGGATTGTTAGCTTGATCTAGTGTGAAGAAGCTTTTTAGTAACACTATGAATCTCGCTCTCCCCATACTCTCGCCTTTATCTAGTCATTTGCATGTGGGTGCTCGTTGTTTTACCTTTACAGGGAAGCAGCCATTTCAGTACCTGTATCGGACTACAGCGAGCGCCATTTTCGCCTTTATCTAGTCATTTGCATGTGGGTGCTCGTTGTTTTACCTTTACAGGGAAGCAGCCATTTCAGTACCTGTATCGGACTACAGCGAGCGCCATTT